TCCTATCAACCACTGATGCAGCTTCCCACTTTGATGGTCAAGGTCGGGGACAAGTCCGCTAAAGAAAATAACTGCACCAAGTTCTAGTAGTGTTAAAAATTTATAATCAAACCATCCAAAGAAGATAGCCATTAAGATAGCGAATGAACCGGAAGATAAAATTCCAATTCGTAAATGCTGTTTCCAATTCATTTTATTTTAGTTTTGAAAGATAATCTATCAGAAAATTCTGCAGCCTTTCCGTCATTCCATCGAGAAGTTGGTCTTAAATATCCGACGACCCTACTCCAGACCTCACAACGAGTTCTCTTTTTTTCCATAACATAAGAGAAGCCTTCTTCCTATTTAAAATTATACTGTTCATTATGTAATGACTATATATTTGATAGAATCTTTTTCATTTCGAAGATAGCTAGAGATAACTTTTCTTTTATCGTAGTGATGTAAGCTTCATCTCTTGGTATTCTTAATACAAACATTTTATGTTTGTCATCAATCATCCTTGGGTCATAACTTATAAAATCGCAGTAGTCAGCTTCGGTGCACATGAGGTTGAATTGAATCTGAGTATAGTATTGAGCATATGATTTCTTTGGAATATTATGTTCGATAAGTGCGGCAATATGATTTGCAGATATGTACGGGCACTTTACCTCTATGATTCCATTCTCTCCCTCAATGAATCCGTCTGGACTTCCTCCGGCTTCATCTTCAAAATTCTCTAATGGAACAAATGGAGCTTCGTTGATTCTTAGTCCAGTTTGTTTCTCATAGAATTTTATTGCTTCTTCCTCGTGGTCAGTTCCCCATTCCAAAGCTTTACCGAATAACTCTACCCTTTGTCCTGTAAGTCTTTCAGAAATCTTCTCACGAATTAAACTCTTACCCATTAATGTAAATTTATCTGCTGCAGCTCGTCCGTTGCCTATGCAGTCTCCGAAAGTGCTAGCTGTAAATTTTCCTAATCTCTGAGCGAACCATTCTTCTGTTCCTTGAGCTGGTGCTTCTGTCATAAATATCAGTAGGTAGGATTCTTTTTATATGTTGTCATCGCGATGCCTAGCTATCCTAATGAGTAATAAGTCTGTTTTAGTTATATTACTATTACTAACTATCGATTTTAAAATCGCTTAAACGCCGCATGCTTCTTCCTGGTTAGCGACTTTTTAATCGATGTAAAAACTATACGTTACTAGTAAGTTCGATGTACCAAACATATAAAAATGATATTACCTACTATTTACTATGAACAGAATGAACACACCTCCATCGGATTAGGATGTTGAGCCATTAAGGCCGCATCGAATCTGAAACTAAATGGCAATGGAGGATAAAGATGAAATATATTGAAGAACGTTGTAGCAAATGCAATGAGATTACTGTTCATAGAATTTTTAGGCGCTTTGGAAAGAAGAAGAGCGATGGTTCTAAGCAACATAAGCGTACCGTAATTTGGTGCATGCGATGTCAGTTCAGAAGAATTAGGAAGTAGGTTCCCTTTTTAGAGAAGGGTAACTCATCTTTACTTTACCTTACAATACTTTACTTTACGATACTTCACATGACATTACCTTCCAATAAATATGAATCCCCTTTTTAGAGAAGGGTAACTCATCTTTACTTTACCAAACAGTACCATACATAACACCACATTACTTTACTTGAATATGAATCCCTTTTTAGAGAAGGGTAACTCGTCTTTGCCTTTCTACACAAAACAGAGCCCTGCTCTACCGCACTTTACTAGACAGAATAATATCTTACAGAACAGTACCCAACTTCACGGCACCATAAATATGAACTAGAGAATAAAGAGCTAAGCTCTTTAACCTTAACTGAACTTTGTTATACTAACCCTTACTTTACTACGAGTATAAATAACCTCAAAAATCAAAGGCTTAAATTAAAATCTTTACTTTACCGCGCCATACTTTACGAAACTTAACTAAACTTTACTCAACTTTTATAAATATAAAAGTAACCTACTTAGAGGAATCTTTCTCTCTAAATAGTTTCATAGTAAGTGTCAAGTTTTCTAGGATATTAATCATACGGTTTAATAATTGAGTCCTATAGTCTACAACAGTAGTTGCGTCTTCCAAGCTAACATAAACATTCTGTTTCTCAGAATTTGATATACTCAGAAAAGACCTTTGCTCTTCCTTATTACCGCTGATAACAACTTCTTCAACTATATGTGAAGTAATCATTCGTGCTTGTTGTAATCTATATTTTTCTCCAGCTTCATCATTATCCCATTCAAAATGTTCATGCAAGGGGTTTTGTACTTCCTTAGCTTCTAAGACTATATCTTCAGTCTTTAACTTTCCTCCATATTTTACACGAATTGAATCTAAAGTCTCTCCGATAACCTGAGCCTCATCCTTCTTAAATGGTGCTCCAGCTCTTGCCTTAAATATTTTAACCGAGCCTGTACATTCCATAACTTCCTCCGCTTTTACATCTAGGTGACCAAATACCAATACCGTAATAAAATCCTGCATAGTTTATCAAATTAGCCAAGTCTTCTTTTGAAATATTGTTCTTATCAAATTGTATACTCAATATGCATTCCCAGTCGTGAAACTGTGGAGAATATTTCGTATTGCTTTGGATGTTATGTTCTAGAATATCTTGTTTCTTGAACTCGATTGGAACTAAGCCTTCATTAGCGTTTACTATCTGAATTCCTTTCAATAATTTCTTTGAAAAAAACTTATCTCCAATAAACGAAGTTGATTCAATTAGGCCTGCCTTAAACCCTACAGCCGGGAAGCCAATCTGTCCGTCCGAAGTCACATGAACTGCCTGAATTTTCTCAAGCTTAATATCTCTAGGCTTTTTCTTTGTTTGACTTTTTCCTTCTTGTTTCTCTGTGATTTGTTTCTTCGCTTCATCAGGAAACTTATCCATCAACAAAGGGCTCATTCCCTTAATTTTAAAGTTAACAGTTTCTAGATTAATCATACTTACAGTTACTACCTTCTCTTTGATTACCTTTTTTGGTTCTTTTTCCATTGCGTTTTTACCTCCTTATAATTATTCATAATAGGTAAGTAAGTAGGAGATTTATAAACCTTTCGCAGATTACGTTTAATAAAATCGGAACATTTAAGAATACTACCTACTTAGTTCTATTATATGATTTATCTTTATTATCTTCTATAAAAATTGTTTACCTGCAGCCGTGGCAACTTGAGCATTGTCGGCATGTGTATTGCGCATCGCCTTGAGTCTTTAGCGCGTCATATTGGAAAGTCATGTTTGTTTCAAGTTTGTATGTTGGAGTTATGTATTCTTTCTTTTGAATTGTGTTCTGGTAATCTTTTTCTAATGTTTCCATAGTTATTCTAATGTATTCTTGTATTTAAATTTTTTGATTAGGAGAATATTTAAGGTGATTATGTTTCTTAAAGAATTTATTTAATCGAAACATTTAAGAATACTACCTACTTGGTTTTATTATGTTATACAAAGACAACGCATTACCAGGAAACCGGTTTGGCGTAGTCGCGGCACCCTTGCTCAATTTCTGGTTCGCTTGAAGGGCGCATAGTATAACGGTTCATTATTCCCGGTTTGCAATCGGGGGATGGGGGTTCGATTCCCTCTGCGTCCATATTCTTTTACAACTTAATTTTAATAGGCCCGTGATGTAATGATAACATTTCTCTTTTACGTAGAGACTCCGGCGGTTTGATTCCGCTCGGGCCTATTGACTCTTTAGCTCATCATGGTAGAGCAGCGCCCTGTTACGGCGAAGGTGAGAGGTTCGAGTCCTCTAGGAGTCGTTGGTTTAATAGCGGGGGAAACCCCTGTCGTTGTGTGCCCGTACAAGCACGAACGGTCTGGAACTATTAGGCCATTGCGGTTCGACGTCAGTGATTCCCGGGAGTCATTTTTGGATGACGTCGTACTGCGCGCGAGTCTAAGATGTAGTGGGTGCATTCCACCCTGAAGCGGTGGCTGGCCAAGTTCGAATCTTGGTAGACTCATAGGGACTATCGTCTAGTGATTAGGATAACTGGCTCCAACCCAGTTGGCCGAGGTTTGAATCCTCGTAGTCCCATTGGTGCTGTGATGTAGTCTGGTTAGCATCCGAGCTTTGGAAGCTCGTTACGGTAGTTCGAATCTGCCCAGCGCCATATACGCTAGTCGTCTAGAGAATAGGACGCCAGGTTTCGACCCTGGAAACGGATGTTTAATTCCTCCCTAGCGTGTTCAGAAACTTTTATAAGCTGTCCTACCTACTTCTTTCTATGAAAGCAATCGAAAGACCACTTGATTTACTCAACGCTAGTAAAAATAGAACAGTTATGCTTAGCCTTGAAGATGGTCGTAACTTCACAGGAACTCTTCTAGCATTTGACATTCATATAAATATTGTATTAGATAACACCGCAGAAATTATAGACGGTGAACAGTCCACAAAGTTAGGAATTACTTTCTTTCGAGGGGACTCTATTATATTTGTTTCTCCTTCTAAGTAATTTTTGATTAATGAGCTCGTAACTCAGCCAGGTCAGATAGCCCGTCCGATGCGCGGGAAGTCCCAGGTTCAAATCCTGGCATGCTCATACGAGTCCGTGGCCTAATCTGGTTATGGCGCTAGTCTTATATGACAAGTTTTCGTCGAAGAAAGCTAGAGGTTGCGGGTTCAAATCCCGCCGGACTCATTCATAGCAAAGAAACCGAAACATAAATTAAAAAAAGAGCGCAGAGTAAAGAGAAAGTTCCCTGCCCTAAGAAGAACTTGTAAGAAATATGGGAAGCGACGAGTT